GAGTAAGTAGGAGGGGTTGCCCCTCCTACTTTAAAGGAATCACATGGCTGTAATTTATTTAAATCACCCCACTCATGGTGCTAAAGTTGCCACAATGGAACTTGAGGCCGTGGCTGATGAAAAAAATGGCTGGACGCGTTATAATCCAGACACGCCTTCGGACTCCGAAAGTGCGGCCCCTGCGAACGCATTGGGAACCAAGCGCAAATACACCCGCCGAACCGAAACTGTCGAGGGTGAAACTGAAGGAGTCTGACAATGGCAACGTACACCGCTGGCAATCAAATTAACCGTGCATTGCGATTGCTGGGCGTACTTGCAGAAGGTGAAACACCCTCAGCAGATATGTCAAATGACGCTTTAATGGCGCTCAACCAAATGATCGACTCGTGGAACACCGAGCGGTTATCAGTTTTTAGCACAAAGGATCAAGTATTCACATGGCCTGCTGGTGAGATTACCCGAACCCTTGGGCCTACTGGCGATTTCGTAGGAATACGGCCTGTGCTAGTTGATGACGCGACGTATTTTATTGTACCTGGCACTGGTGTGTCGTATGGTATTAGCCTCATCAATGACCAGCAGTACAACGCTATTGCGCTTAAAACCTCCACTTCGACCGTTCCGCAATTGTGTTTTGTGAACATGGAGTACCCTAACATTTCGATGTCGGTTTACCCAAAGCCAACGCAGGACTTGGAATGGCACATTGTGTCTGTTGCACCGTTAACCGAGGCTGCGACTTTGGCAACAGTGATGGCGTTTCCGACAGGCTATCTTCGCGCGTTCACGTATAGTTTGGCTATGGAAATTGCGCCAGAGTTTGGCGTTGAACCAAGTTTTCAAGTGTCGCGTATCGCCATGACAAGCAAGCGAAACATAAACCGCATTAACAACGACAACGACATTATGTCAATGCCTACTGACGTTGTGTCCAATCGCCGTGGGTTTAACATTTACATTGGCAATTACTAATGAAGACGCCAATCCTTGGGTCGTCCTATGTAGCGCGTAGTGTTAACGCTGCTGACGCCCGAATGGTTAACCTTTTTCCGGAAGTTGTCCTTGAGGGGGGTAAAGAACCGGGATTTTTAAACCGCGCTCCCGGATTGCGCCTTGTCGCAAACATGGGGGATGGTCCTATTCGCGGCATGTGGCAATTCAACGGGTTTGGATATGTTGCGTCGGGTGAGGTGTTGTACCGTGTTGATAGTTTATGGAACGTGTTTCCAATTGGTACTATTTCTGGGTCATCTGGTCCAGTCAGCATGTCTGATAACGGCACACAACTGTTTGTGGCGTGCAACGGCCCCAGTTTCATCTACAACAGTTTAACTTTAGAGTTTAAGCAAATTGACGATCCTGATTTCCCCGGTGCTGTTACCGTGGGTTATTTAGATGGTTACTTTGTATTTAACGAACCCAACAGTCAACGCCTGTGGATCACTAGCCTGTTTGATGGTACATCCATAGACCCACTTGATTTTGCAAGCGCTGAGGGTTCCCCTGATGGGCTTGTGTCGGTTTTAATAGACCATCGAGAAGCGTGGTTGTTTGGTACCAACTCGGTTGAGGTTTGGTACAACTCAGGAGCAGCCGCTTTTCCGCTGACACCCGTTCAAGGTGCGTTCAACGAGGTGGGGTGTGTTGCATCTTTTTCAGTTGCCAAGTTAGATAACGGTATTTTTTGGCTAGGTGCGGATGCCCGTGGTAAGGGTATTGTGTACCGCGCTAATGGCTACAGCGCACAGCGGATTTCAACTCACGCTGTTGAATGGCAGATTCAGCAATACGCTGACATGAGTGATGCAATTGCTTACACATACCAACAAGACGGCCACTCGTTTTACGTTCTAATTTTTCCTTCAGCAAACACCACATGGGTTTACGATGTGGCTACGTCACTGTGGCATGAGCGTGCTGCGTTTATCAACGGCTCGTTCACTCGTCATCGCTCAAACTGTCAAATGGCGTTTAACGGCGAAATTGCTGTGGGTGACCATGAACTAGGTAACATCTACGTTTTTGATCTAGACGTGTATTCGGACAACGGCGATGTGCAAAAGTGGTTGCGGTCGTGGCGAGCGCTGCCTACCGGCGCAAACGATCTTAACCGTAGCGCGCACCATTCGTTGCAACTTGACGCAGAAACTGGTGCAATTGACTCAAGTGTACAAACGCCGGTTGTTATCCGAGATATTTCTGAACTTGACCAAAAACTGCTTACCGAAAGCGATGACGTTTTGGCTTGGGAAGAACCCGACCCGGACAACAATGAAGTGCTGTTGACTGAAGCTGGCGACGATTTAGTTCAAGAAGACGGCGGCAAAATCGTTCTTGTAACAAACACTAAAGTTGGTGGCGCGTTGCTTATTGAAAAAGGCTTGCCAGAAGCGTTTGCGATTGACCCGCAAGTTATGCTGCGTTGGTCTGACGACGGCGGTCACACTTGGAGCAACGAACACTGGCGGTCGATGGGTAAGACGGGCGCGTATGGCACCCGAGTTATTTGGCGCAGGCTGGGCATGACGCTAAAGTTGCGCGACCGTGTGTACGAAGTTTCAGGCACGGACAACGTAAAAATTGCAATCATGGGTGCTGAGTTAAAAGCGAGCGCCACAAATGGCTGACCAAAACATAACCAAAATTCCGGCACCCCGAGTACCGGTTTTAGACCAACGGACGGGTTTGATTTCGCGGGAGTGGTTTCGTTTTTTTAACAATATTTACGTCATTACGGGCGGCGAAACTCAGGGTGTTATTCAGATTGATAGCGGCGGCACCGGCGCGTCTACGGCTGCGCAAGCACGCGCCAACTTAGGCGCGGGTACGGGTAACGGCAGCGTAACCGAAGTACAAGGTACAGGAAACGTTAACGGTATTACGTTAACAGGCAACGTTACAACGGCTGGTTCTTTAACGCTAGGCGGGACGCTATCTGATGTTGATCTCGCCACTCAAACCACGGGCAATCTTGACGTTTCCACCCGAGTGTCAGGCGTATTGCCAACTGCCAACGGCGGCACAGGTGTCGCAGCGGTGACAATTGAGACAAAAACCGCCGATTTCACTATCGCCGACACTGAACGGTGGTTGATTAACGACAAGACCGGATCGTCTTGCGTGGTCACACTACCCGACGCTACGCTGTGGGGTGGTCGCCAGTTGAGTTTTAAAAACCTGCAAGCGCAGACTGTCGTGTCAGATTCAAGCAATGTTGCACCTATTGGCAGCGCCACACTTGGTACTGCGATTCTCCCTGCAACTGTAGGCGCGTGGGCAACATTGGTGTCAGATGGTACAGACTGGGTGGTGATGGCATCATGATTACAGTGACTTACGGTAAAGGGTTTGGGCTGTCAACGGCTGATAAAGTTAACGCGTTGCAAAATGAATTGCTAAAAATGCCACAAGCTGACATTATTACGACGCACACGTTTCTTCCTAGCGTCTATGAGCGATCAATTACTATTCCAGCATGGACTGTGCTGACTGGTGCGGAGCATAAAACACCGTATAAGGTGCGTTTGGAAAAAGGCACAATTGCAGTAAATACCGACAATGGTGTTAAGGTGTTGACCGCACCTTGTGAGTTTGACGCAAGTGCTGGTGTACAGCGTGCGGGTCGAGTGTTTGACGAGTCTGTTGTGTGGGTTGATGTTTACGACAACCCTGACAACTGTACCGACTTGTCTGTCCTAGAAGACCGACTTTACGTTGTACCAAGTTGTGGCTTGGCTGCCAGCCGAACCAGCAGCCAGGCTGCAAAAATTGACTACGGGTTGTTTTTACATCAATTGGGTACAACAGACACAGAGTTGTCAAAAGTTGTTAAAATTGAGTCAGATTTAATTGACATGCCTGCTGAATGGGCAGTTGAAATGCGCCAGTCGGACATACACGGTATTGGTTTGTTTGCTACTAAAGAGTTTGATGCGGGTGATGTTGTTTGCCCCGGAAGGCTTAATGGCAAGCGTACACCGGGTGGAAGATTTATAAATCATTCCCAGAACAATAACATTTACCCTAACCTGGTGGGAGATGACATTTTTGCAATTGCTGCGTGTAAAATCAACACGGGCGATGAATTGTTAGTGGACTACAGAGCGTCAATGAGAGTCAATTTTGGCATCACGATGCAAGGGGAACTATTATGAGCGGATGGGTAGCAGGTGCAATTGTTGGTGGGGCGGTAATCATGGGTAAAACTGCTAAAA